GGGGAGCACGAAATGAAGAAACGGTTCAATGGTCTGGCGCAGCACTTGCTTTCGACAAGCAAGAATCAAGCGACCAGACGATTGCGAACAGGCTGCTCAATGAGCATGCCCTGAAAGTTGCAGCTACAGAACCACGGTCGCCGCTGGACGTTGTCAGCGACGGCAAGATCACAGCATCAAACCAGCCAGACCAGATCACCGCATTTTTCCAGCAAGGTGATAATCCGGGCCTGCTGCTGACAAAAAGCACGGCAAGATTGCAGGGCAAAACTGATCAGGGCCTGATGGTTATTTTGCGGGTGGCAGCAGAACTTAAAGGCGTGCAAGTCTCCGACCTGATCAATGAAGTGATGTGGGATGCGGTCAGATCCGGGAAGCTGTGGGCTTGCCAACCGGACAATGGCATGCCATAATATGTTCAACGGGGCAGGGATGTCCCTCACACACACACAAACCAATGACCATTCAGCAGCAAATCGACGACATCAAGCTTCTTCTTGATGACGCACAAACTTCTTACAGCCACGCCATTGCCGCCAACGACATGGCTGCCGTGACCACTCACCGCAAGGCTGTCAGCAAGTACCGCAACATGATCGGCAAGCTGGTCAAGCAAAAGCTGGGGATGTGATGCGACCTGTTTACACAATCACCCTCACGGGCGCAGAACTAGACCTTCTCTATGAGTTGGCCAGAGATGCACGCAACAACCTTCCAGATCCTGACGACATTCCAGAGATTGGCAGCTGGGCTAACCAAGTTGCCCTCATGGATAACAAGCTCACTTCCCTTTATCACGAACGCCGCCGATGAATTACCAAGAAGCCTTGTATCACATGGATCGCTTGGCTGATTGGCAGAACAACGAAGACGAGAGTACTTGGGGCAAGTTCCTCACCCTCATCGGTGAAGGCAACGGACCTCAACCTTTCCGCCAATCACTGGGCTACTTGGAAGCCGACCTGCTGGGCAAAGCTTTGCAGGCTTACGGCTCAAGGCCAGATGCCTTCAAAGAACACCTTTCCAAGTTTTACAACAATGGATCCAAGTGATTACATCGCGCAAAACCGTTTCGTTGAAGCACAGCCTGAAGTTCTCAAGGCTTTAGCTGCACACCGTCAGCGGTTTGAAGACATTCGCGAAGCAGACCGCAACGTCATCATGGAAGCCCGCAAGGTGACTTCATTGATGGCTGCATTTGACGCCACCATTGATCAGCAGTTCAAGCAAGAGGATGTCACTCCGGAGCATGAAAAGCTCCTCAAGGAGTACACCAGTCAAGACTCTGAGACTTGGTTTTGGCGTCACCACCAGGCCCAAGAAATGATTCAAGAAATGATCGTGGCTCGGTGTGCCTTGGTTGTTGAAGCCCAGGCCAAGTACAAGGAGCTTGAGGAAAACCATCAAGCCTGCAAGCAACTTTCTGAGGCAAGAGATAAGGCCAAGGAAAAGTACAAAGCCCAGCAAGCCCAAGCATCCAAACCCCGTCGGGGTCGTCCACCCAAAACCCGCAACTGACCCATGAACTACAGAGCCTACCGACCA